GGGAAAAAAGAAGAAAAATAGGAAAAAAACCTTCCTATATAATTAAAGTAAGTTTCTTAAAAAGTAAAAGTGTCAAGTAGTAGTTCAAACAAACAACCTTTAATGGTGGATCGCCCAGCAACCGCTTCCACATTATGCACGGTTTCTTCGGGTCAATCTTTTCTAACAAGTTTGATACCTACATCAGTTGGTGGAGCTACAAAAGTATTTGATGTTGATTCAGGATTGACAGATACTGCAATTAGTGGAGCGTATATAGATGAAATATTTTTTAGATATACAAAAAGAAGTCTTCAGGCTATAGATGCTTCAGCAGTGACAGCAGGTACATACTCTGCTAATAGTACTACTTGCACAGTGACAATAGCTAATGGACATAATTTAGAAATAGGACAAAATGTATTTTTAGATTTTTCGACATATAGTTCAGGAACCGTTCCAAAAGATGATACTTTTGAGGTAAAAGACACAACTAACTTTACTTCTACAACATTTGATGTTGATATTCCTTCGTTAAGTGGACCAATTACAGGTAATGTGAATGCATCTTTGCCTACTGATTTTTGTTTTTATCTTGTAAGTACTGGAACAGTAACAAACGTAAATCAATTTTTCCCTTTATTTGTAGCAAGTATAGATTCTAGTCAGCAATATTACAGTTTAACTTTAAATGAGATACTGCCTCTTATAAATCATCCTACTGTTCAAGCTGGATCTAATTTTGGATCAGGTAATAATGAAATAGCTCCAAAACAAAGAGGTTTAATGTTAAAGAGAGGACAAGCTTTATATGTAGCTGCGAGTGGAGCTACTGCTTTAACAAATGGATTTTATTGCAATGTACAGGGCGGTTTCTATTAAACATAATGGCATTCGAAATAAGAGATTTTGGTAAATCGTCAAATTTCGATTTTAATAAAAAATTTAAAAATTTTGATAATAAACCAAAAGATCCAAGTATTTATCCAAGAGGGTCTGATGGTTATGAATTAGAGAGCGAAGTAAAGTTTTATAATCAAGATTCTTTGTGGACTAGATGGAGAAGAGGATATGAACTATACGTAATGATGCAAACAATATTAGGATCTACTTCTAAAGAAAGAGATAAAAGAGGAGATTACAGATTATTTTTTACATTTCAACAGTTTCCCGGAGTTTTTATTCCTGCAAGAATATTTACTTTTCCCTCAAAAAATAAAGAGTTAGGTGAACATGTTTGTGGAATGAGAGATACAGATGGATTTAGTTTTTATGATTTTGGATTACCAATACTTGCTGTAAGATATTTAGCACCTTCGGTAGATGCAACTTATCAACAAAGTGGAACAACTTTAACTGTAACTAAAACAGATCATGGATTATTTCCTGGTGACGATGTTTTCTTAGATATTTCTACTGGAAATGCAATAGATGAGACTTTACAAATTGTAAGTAAAACACAGAATACATTTACTGTTACAGCGACTAATTCTCTAACAACTTCGGGTGATGTTACTTATCACAATTCAACAGCATTTAATGACACAAGATGGAGATTTGTGAGAGTTCAATTGAGAACTTTACCTACAGAGGTAGCTTTTCTAGCTGGTGAAAGAATGGCAGATCGAATAATTGAAAAAGATCCCGGAATTTCTTCTACATATACAAGGTCAGGTTCTGAGGTAATTATTACTTGTAGTTCAGTACATGGATTATCAACAGGTAATAAAGTGTTTTTAGATGTTAGTACTGGTAATGTTTCTTCTGGAAGATATACAATAGAAGTTACATCAAGTACTGAGTTTAAAGTTACTACAATAACAAGCGGAACCACTTCAGGAAATCTTACTCTAAGTAGATTACTAAAAGGATTTAGATATGACGATTATGTAGGATATACAGTTACAGGATCTGATGCAAATACTAATGAAATTATTTTTCAAAAGAAAGATAGTTATGGAGCAAGAACTGTAGATACAATTGCTAAAACAACAGTACCAGCTCATAGAGGTTTTGCAGTAGGTAGATTTTTAACAACAGAATTAAGATGGAACTGTTCGTGTCAGGATTTTTCTAGAAGAGACAGTTATGATTTATTTAAAAGATCAAATAATTCAAGATTTCCTGTTACTCCTATAAGAGATACAAAACCCGGAAATGTTCTACAACCAGATGGAACTTTGAGTAATGAAAGAGATATACCCGGTACTTTTAGAGATTTAGGTTATGTAACTATAAATAATTTTTACGAATTACCAGAATATGAAGATGAAAAAGAAAATTCTTTTCAAAATTTACAATATTATCAGCTTCGTTGGTGTAAGCATATTTATGCAGCTATGTGGTCTTTAGTTCATGATGAAGGTAATGAGCCATTGAAATTAGCAGCAAAGTATTCTCAATCAGGAGTAAATATAACTGTTAATTTTGAAAATCATAATTTAAATAAAAACGATAAAATTCAGTTAAATTTTACAAGCGGAAATGCTATTTCTGGAGAATACACAATAACAGATGTACCTGATCCAAATAGTTTTGTTGTTATTTATCCATTTGATGAAACAACAAGTGGTTATGTAACTGTTGAAAATTTAAAAAAACATGAATATGTAGGAGCATGGTTATTAGAACCGAGTGATAAACCTGTAGGCAAAGGTCTTGAAGCGTGGGAAAGAAATTGGAGAAAAGAACAAGAAAAACTTAAAGAATCTGCAGAGATATTTGCTCTATATAATCGTTCAACAAAATGGGAAGGAAACAAAGAAATTATTGGTAACTTTAACAATAAACAAAAAGTAGCTAATTTCGATCCATCTGTTGTAGCCATGACATTGACAGATAGTTTGAAAAGAGATGCAAAAGGTGGATTAGATAGATCTGGAAAATCTTTAAATACAACAAATAGAATGATTGCAATGGTAAATAAATTATTTAATAAATCTCCAACAGTTCTAGATGATATAAAGTTTGGAATTATAAACAAACCTCTAATTGAATTTACTGATATTTTTGAATCAGGATTAATTAATTCAGGAGATTATATAAATGGTGAGCTTGTTGATTCTGCTGTGAACACAAGTAATCTTGATGCAAGCACTTACAATCCAGATACTAATCAGGATACAGTAGTAGATGCAGGATTATATATAAATGTAGAGAGCTAACTATGGCAGTACAAATTCAAACAAGAAGATCTAGCACAGCTCATGACAGACCTTTTCCCACAAGATTAGGAACTGGTGAGTTAGCTTTAAATAATAATGATGTAAGCCCCGGATTATTTTTCGCTGATAATACAGCCTCACCAAGTACAGGATTAATAAAAGTAGGTCCTGTGCATATTGGTAATACTGCACCAAATAGTTCTGCAACTGGATTTACATCATCAAGCAAGGGTGAAACTTGGCTAGATACAGCAAGCACTCATATTTTTAAAATTTTTGATGGGACAACATTTCAATCTGTAAAAGCAGTGGCATCAGTATCTTCTGGACAACCTGCTAATCCAGTTGATGGACAATTACATTGGGATACATCTGGTGGTGGTAGTGGAGTACTAAAAATATATCTAGCTTCTAGTTCTGCTTGGGTGAATGTTTAATTAGTGTGATTTAATAAATGATCTAAAATTCTATCTAATTTAGTATGTACACCTTGCATTTCTCTTAAAAAATCTTCTTTTAAGACATAATCGTGAATTACACTATTTTTTAAATCATCCACTTCTCGTTGAATCTTATCAAATTTTCTATCTAATTTTTTATTAAAATTTCCCAAAGCCCTTGATATACCAGCAAAGGCTCCAACACTTCCTGAAATAATAGCAGCTATGACTTGCGGTTCCATACTTTTATTATAATGGTAGGCACAGTTTAAAATAGATAATTATATATAATTAACATGGCAACAGGATACGAACCAAATATACAAGGAGCTATCTCTGTATTAAGAGATTTGATGGTAGCTAATAGTGTGAATATGACTCGTGAACCATACGATCCTAATTATAGAGGATTAGTGGATGCAGTTATTGATTTGAAAGAAGGATTTACAACATTTGCTCCTGCCAAAGTTACTTTTAATGCTATTGCTTTTGAGGATGTGTCCGAAGGTGATGCTTTATATATGAGAACAAGCGATGGTCAAGTAGGAAAAGCTAGTGCTGCAGACGGAAGTGTAGAAAATGCATCTGTAATTGGATTTGCAAATCTTTCTGGTTTAGCAAATGAAACTATACAAGTTGTCGTAGCCGGTCTAAAAGAGATTTCAGGTTTAAACGCAGGGGATTTATTCTTTTTATCTCCTACAACAGCTGGAGCAATAACTGTAACTCCTCCTTCATCTGCAGGTCAAGCAGTAGTGAGAATAGGTGAAGCTGCAAGTACAACTCTATTGTCTATTCAAATTGAACCTCCAGTTAAATTAAGTTAATGTCTTATCAACCTTATCCCCCCAATGCTCAAGGTTTTACTGAAGCATTAATAGATTTAAAAACAAATTACCCAGGACAAATTACTAATAAAGTAAACGGATTTGAAGCTGAGGCTTTTGAAAATGTAGTTCAAGGTGATGCTGTTTTTTCAAGAGCTAGTGATGGAAAATTAGGAAAAGCAATAGCAAATGATACCCAAGATAAAGCAAGAGTAGTTGGTTTTGTGGAAACAACTACGTCTGCAGGTAATCTAGTCCGCTGTATTGTAGAAGGTGTTACTCCAATAACAGGATTAGAGTCTGGTAAAAAATATTTTTTATCAGCTAGTTCTGCAGGATCAATAACAAAAAATCCTCCAGTAAACTCAGGACATTTTGTTACAAGAGTAGGACAAGCTGCTACTACTGCTTCATTAATAGTAAAGACAGAACCACCTGTTGAGTTAAGTTAACAATTTAGTGGGATTAAAATAAATATAAATAAGTTCTTTTGAACAAGAATCTAATCTAGATATAAGATGGCAACTAGAAAATCATTAGTACTTGTTTCAGGGCTTTTTGAGGAGTTAGATTCATCTTCTGATAAATTAGATTTTGCTGGTAATACAACTGCAGATTTAACTGAAAATACTAATCTTTATTACACTGATGCAAGATCAAGAGCTGCCGTATCTGTAACTGATTCTGGGGGTGATGGTAGTCTTTCATATAACAGTTCAACTGGAGTAATTACATATACAGGACCTTCTGCATCTGAAGTAAGAGCACATATAAGTGTGGCATCTGGTTCAGGATTAACTTTTTCTGGTGGTGAGATTGGGACATCCGCTATACCAAATTCCCAATTAGCAAATTCATCTTTGACAGTTGGAAGTACTTCTATTAATTTAGGGGCTACTGCAACAACGATTGCAGGTTTATCTGCTCTTACTTCCACCACTTTGACTGCAACAACTCTAGTTTCTGGGGTAGCAGACGCAGCAAACGCTATATCTATAGCTGGGGGAAATATAACTTTTGAAGGGTCAAGTGCTGATACTGACGAGATAATATTAACAGCTGCTGATGCATCAGGTGGAGATAAAACAATTACTCTTCCTAACACAACTGGAACCGTTGCATTGACTAGTGATATTGTCTATCCAGTCACTTTGACAAACTCTGTCACATTAACAAATAAAACATTAGCTCTTGGCTCTAACACAATATCTGGAACTACTGCAGAATTTAATACTGCATTGACTGACGGTTCATTTGCTACATTAGCTGGTTCTGAAACTCTAACAAACAAAAGCCTTACTGCTCCAACTTTGACTGGATCTTCTACTTCTGCAGGCAGCATAATTTTTAAAGAAGATACAGATAATGGAACTAATTCAGCAACATTAGTAGGACCAGCTTCCACAGCTGATGTGACAATAACATTACCTGCTGAAACAGGTACTGTATTAACAACTGCCTCTTCAATTGCTAATAGTAATCTTGCAAACAGCACAATAACTATAGGAAGTTCTTCTGTTGCATTAGGATCTAGTCAAACTACATTTACTGGATTAGCTTCAATTACTTCAACTGCTGTAGTAACAAATGACAGTGGATTTAGAGTTAGAAATAACAGTGACAATACAAAAATAGTTGCACTTGATTGCTCTGGAATTACAGGTAGTACAACAAGAACACTAACAATACCTGATCAGGATGGAACAATTGCTTTAGTTGGAGGTGGATCAACTGAGTTTGCGGATGATGTTTTCAGAGTTACTGATAATGGAGATTCTAGCAAAAAATTAGCTTTTGAATGTTCTGGAATTACAGGTAGTACAACAAGAACCATGACTGTCCCTGACAGTGATGGGACAATAAGTACGGAGAGTTTTGCTACCGCAATAGCAGTAGCGTTAGGATAGTATTATGGCAACTCAAGTTCAATTTAGAAGAGGAACAACAGCTCAGCACAACAACTTTAGAGGTGCTGATGGAGAAGTAACTGTAGATACTTCTATAAAAACTCTTGTAGTACATGATGCAGTAACATCAGGTGGATTTCCTTTATTAAGACAAGATGCTTCTAATTCTGAATTAGTAAGAGGTTCTACTACTAATTGTGCTTTAAAATTTGCTGGAGATTTTGATACAGGAATAATAAGTCCAGCTTCTGACGAGTTAGCTTTAGTTACTGGTGGGTCAAGTCGTCTTACAATAGATTCTAATGGAGCTGCGACCTTTACAGGTAATGTCCAAATAAATGGACAATTATCAATTACTGGTAATGTAAACTCTGAGGAAAACTTAGCACTAATTATTGCTTTAGGATAATATGGCAAACACCTTCAAAGTCGATACGAAATCAAGTTGTGTAACTGATGCACATAGCAGCACTAATGCAAATGTTTTAACAGCCGGTAGCTCTGCAACATTAGTTCTTTTGAGTATATTAGTTTCCAATAAAACTGCATCTAGTGCGGATGTTGATGTTTTTTTAGTTACTAATACAGGAGATGATGTATTTCTTTTAAGAAATGCCCCAGTCCCAGCTGGATCTTCTCTTGAATTAATTAGTGGATCAAAAGTTATTATGGAATCTAATGATGTTTTGAGAGTAAGAACTGATACTGCAAGCACTCTTGATGTGGCTATAAGTTATTTAGAACAGACTTAAAATGGCATTATCAGTTAATAATGATCTTGTAACTTTATCAAATAATTTCGAAAGTCTTAGAGCGAAAGTTGAGGCTATAGAAATTATAGTTTATGGTGAAAGAGTTTTAGAACTAGATGATTCTACTTGGGAGAATATTAGAAAAAAACGAGATTATATTTTAAAATCTACAGACTGGACCGTCACTCCAGGTTGTTCTGTTGATCAGGCTCAGTGGTCTGCCTACCGACAAAATCTTAGAGATATACCTCAAACATATACCGTAATTGATGATGTAGTTTGGCCTACTCAGCCATCTACATTAGGACCTAATAGTTAGAAAGTCCCCATATTTACTAAGCTTAAAATGATTAAAGAAATTAAGAAGAATTCTGGATTAATCTGCTATGCCATATATTGGAAATAATATTCGTTCTGCTGATGATTACAGATTAATTGATGATGTAAGCAGTAGTTTTGACGGAAGCACTACGAGTTTCCCTTTACAAGTTTCAGGAGTTTCTCCTGCACCTTTTCCAAAATCACCCCAACAAGTTTTAATATCTGTAAATGGTGTTATTCAGGAACCTGATCCTACTGGAACTGCAGGATTTAATATTGTAGGAAATAATATAGTTTTTAGTTCAGCTCCAACAAATGGGCAAGCATTTTTTGGAATAATATATGCAACAGCTGACTATATAAATGCTGGAGGAACATTTCCTACAGGTTCGAGTAATCTTCCCTCTATAACTTTTTCTTCCGATACAGATACAGGACTATATAGAAAAGCATCCGGTACTATTGGAGTTGTTTCAGACGGCACTGAGGTTGCAAGTTTTGATAGCACTGGGATGAATAGTAGTGCATTAAATATAACAGGTACTGTTACTGCAAATGCTTTTGCAGGAGATGGATCGGCCTTGACAGGGTTACCGGGAGGTACAGTAGGTCCAGGTAATGAAAAATTGTTTGTTGAAGCTGAAAACCAAATGGATGCCAGCTTTACAACACAACAAAACTTTAACTATGTAGCAGCTAGTCCCATGACTATTGCTTCTGGTGCTGTTCTTACAGTGAGTGCAAACTCTACCATGACGTTTGTTTAACTTCTTTTTTATTTAAAAATCATGTCAAAAGTTATTGTTGATGAAATCCAAACTGATACCACGAATGGGAATGTAAGAGTTATTCCTAACGGTACTGGTGTATTAGAAGTAAAAGGTGCTGGTGGTGATGATGCGATATTGCAGTTAAATTGTTCTGCACAAAGTCATGGTGTAAAACTTAAATCTCCTCCTCACAGTACTGGTCAAAGCTATACAATGATTCTGCCTGACAATCAAATTGCAGCAGATAAGATTTTAAAAGTTAAAAGTATTACAGGCTCTGGAGCCACAGCAGTAGGACAGTTAGAGTTTGGTGATACAACATTGCCAAGTACATTAACAGGATCAGTTAATCTTTCTGGTTTATTAAGAGAAGGTGTAAAAATAACTGCTGGCAAGTTAAGTGATAATACAAATATCGAGTTAGAAAATGGCATGATTCATTATTTTACAACTCAAGAAACAACTTCATCCACACCAAATATTAGATTTAGTAGCTCTACTTCTCTAGATTCTAGTATGAATGTTGGAGAAGCTATATCAGTAACTATTATTACAACTGCTGCTGCTGCTGGTTATTCTGCACAGTTAACTATTGATGGTGCTTCGGTAACAGAAAATTGGGTTGGTGGATCTGCTCCTTCAGATGGTGGTTCAAGTGGTCTTGATATTTACGCTTATACAATTATTAAAACAGCATCAGCTACATTCACTGTTATTGGAAATCAAAGTAAAACATCATAATTGATGAAGCAAGATTTTTGGACATATAACAAACCTCTGTCAATGACAGGCTTTGGTGGTGGAGCCGGCTCACTTAAAAATGCTGGTGGTGAAAGTTTTGCTGGATACAATGAACCTAAACTCTCAAATGGCACTGGATTAACATTTGGACCTTATGATGCTTCTGGAAATGCTTTAACAGGTTTTCGTGGACCTACTAAAACAAATTTAAGAAATTATTATCAAGGTCAAGGATGGGGTAGTTGGGTTAATGATGATGTTAATTTCACCACCACATCAACAGGAATACAAGTATGGGTTGCACCAGAGACAAGATCTTATACTTTTGAAATGGAGAGTCGTAAACATTTTGCGTCGCCCAATGGAAAAGGGAGACACTTAAAATTTGAATATAATTTATCAGCAGGTGATAGACTTTTTATACTTCCTGGTCAAGGATGTAATCAAAATCCAGACGGAAATACTTCTTTTGGTGGTAATGGTGGGACTTTTCTTGTTATGGGTAATAGAAGTGAAACTGATGTAGATGTTGACTTATTAGCTCGTAATAGTTCTGATGCAATAGCAGTTTGTGGTGGAGCAGGACGATATCAAGATGCCCCTGCACCAGGAAATCATCCCTCTGGTAGTGACGCAGAAACTGCTCAAAATAATGGTAGTGGCAGAAATATTAATCAGTACCATGGTGTTGGCGATGGAGGTGGAGGGCCAAGTGGTGGGGCCGGATTTTTAAGAAGTGCATGTCAGCACGATGGTAGTGGTAACGCTATTCATGTATATAATGAAAAAGCAGATTCAACATCTTTTATATATGATGCTGACTGTTTTGTCAGAGGTGGATTAGGTGGAAGAGGATATAAGCATAGTTCTTGGTCTTCTCCGAGTAGCCTAAGTCAGGGTCCAATTGGTGATCCTGGTATGGCCGGATCAGGAGGATTTGGAGGAGGTGGAGGTCAGTCTGTTAATAACAGTCATAATTCTGGTTCTGGTGGATTTCAGGGTGGTAATGAAAACAATGGATCTTACATGTACCCAGATACTTACAGATATGCAAATGGAGTTCAACGTATTCAAGCCGGAGGCTCATATATAAAATCTGGAATATCTCTCATCACTAATCAGGCTGGTAATGGAACTGTTTCATATGTCAAAATTCAATTTACATGATATTAGTTGCAAAAACAGATAAAAAGTAAAATTATTTGTTGTTTTCAGATTTATAAAATTAGTCATTTTAAACTATAAGTATCATAAAAAAATATTTTTAGGGTATGTCAACAATAAAGGTAGACGATATACAATCTAGGCAAAGCACTGATGATGCAATAGCACTTAATGCTGATTCATCTGTCACTCTAAAGCATTCGGCCTCAGCGAAGTTGGATACAACAGCTACTGGGGTTGATATTACTGGTACATGTACAGCAACTGCTTTTTCAGGTGATGGATCAGCATTAACTGGTTTACCTAGCGGTGGTATTAGTGGTATCAATGTACAAGATGAAGGTAGTGCGTTATCTACAGCTGCAACTACTCTAGATTTTGTTGGTGCTGGTGTTACTGCATCTGGTACTGGCTCTACAAAAACAATTACAGTGCCTGGTGGAGGTGGTGCATTAGAATTTGTAAGCAGAACTTACGTTTCATCTACTACAAATGCTATTGATTTAACAGGTTTTGATTATGAGCGTGTTTACAAATTAATAGTTAAAAGAGCGCAATGGGGTGGTTCATCTTATCAAAATTTATATGTACGATTTTTTACTAATGGTGGTTCCAGTCCTCAAACTGCTGGTATGTATAATTACACAATTGAACATGCTGGTGGTCATTATACTCAAAATAATGATGATAAATTAAATTTTTATCAATATGGGGGAGAAAATGAGTATGTAACAGCCACCTTTGAAATTTATACAGGATACTATGGTTACTTAAGAGGGCCTATGCATCATGTAGGTACAACTAATGGCATACGTTATGCTGATATTAGAGCTACTTTAAATCCTAATAACATGGCATTGTATAGAATTAGTGGTGTGAGACTATTTAACAGTGGTTATAGCGATTGGCAAGTCGGCACTGAAGTTTTACTATTTAGATACAAGGAGAGCTAATGAACAAGTATTTAAACGGTGTTTTAACACCAATGACTGACTCAGAAATTGCAGAATACAATGCGAGTCTTCCAACAGATGCGGAAATTATTGCAAGAAAATGGGTAGAGGTACGAGCAGACAGAAATGCAAGATTGGCTGCAACAGATTGGAGAGCTAGTAGCGATCTTACATTGTCTGATGATTGGAAAACTTATCGTCAGGCACTTAGAGATTTACCAACACAAACGGATGCAATATCACTTGCTGCTGATTCTTCTGTTATAGATAAAATTATTTGGCCTGCAGTACCAGGTAGTGGTAATTAAATGGTCAGCTAGTTGATAAAATTAGATATTTTAAACTAGATATAACACAAGTTAATTAGTATTATATGTCAACAGTAAAAGTCGAAGAAATACAACATCCATCTAACTCCAATAATGCAGTATCTGTTGCATCAGATTCTAGTGTTAGTCTTAATCATAGTGGATCTGCAAAGTTGACAACAACATCAACAGGTGTAAGTGTTACTGGAGCGTGTTCTGCAACATCAGTTACAGGTACATCAGTTGAAGATTCAAAAGGTGATTTAAGAAAAATTGTTCAAAATTCTCAAACTTCAGCTTATTCACTTGTCGCTACTGATGCAGGAAAACACATAAGCATCACAACTGGTGGTGTAACAATTCCAGCAAGTGTATTTGCTGCTGGTGATGCTATTACAATCGTTAATGACAGTGCATCTGACCAAACAATTACTTGCAGTGCAGTAACCACATATCTTGCTAATGATACAAGCACTAAAAGTTCACTAACCTTAAAAGCAAGAGGAATAGCAACCTTTTTATTTGTTTCAGCTACTGTTGTTTATGGTGCTGGGGCAGGTTTAGAGTAATGACTATACAACAAATGTTTTTTGGAGTCGGTGATGATGCATTGACACCATTCAATCTAACACTAAACGCATCTGACAATTCAAGACTTGGTGATACTACTACAGTTCAAAATAATTGGTGGGCAACGCAAACTTATGATTCGGGATTTGTTACTAATATTGGACAGCAATCTTATCAAGGATTCTATGCGTTTACGGCTGGAAAAGCTGCTTCATTGACTGCAACTGTGGCAGGTGCATCAGGTTGGGGAAATGGTAGAGGTAGATCAATAACTGCGACTTTTTCTATAGCTGTAGGTGATAGAATTGTGTTTTTTGCTGGCAAACCAGGTAGTAATACAGGAACCACTGGCTGGTCAGATGGAGGTGCTGGTGGAGCAAGTTGTTTAATGAAATATAGTACTTCACTTTCAAGTGATGCTGATTATGAAAATGGTTTTGTACCTTTAATAATTGCAGCAGGGGGTGGAAGTTTATCCGTTGGTTACTATGCTAACTCACCATCTCAATTTCCCCAAGGTCTTAACGAAGCAGCTGTAGCTGCACCACCTTTGTCTGTAACTACAGGTAATACTAGCGGACAAATTATGGCTGTAAGAAATAATTTTTCTAATGCAAGCTTAGTTGCAAAAGGGGGTGGTGCTGGAAGAAATGCACAGAACACTGGAGGTTGTGGATGGGTAGGCCCATCAAAAGATGCTTCTAGTGGTGCTGCAACACCTAATGCAGTAGGACTTGCTTATGGTGCTTTAGGAAATGAACAAAATGGTACAGATCATGGTCTTGGTGGCTTTGGCGGTGGAGGTAGAACTCATAATAATAATTCCTATCAGCCAGGTGGTGGAGGTTATTATGGAGGATGTGAAACTAAAGGAAGTGAAAGTCATGGCACGGAAACTCAATACTCAGTATATGGAGCAAGTCCTGAAACAGATAATAGGTACGGTGCTTTGTCTTTCGTACACAGTAGTGGGAGTAGTGTAACTGACAATGGATTATATGGAACTGGAACTTTAGGAGCTAATCAAAATTCCCAAATAAATAAAGGTAGAGCTTATTTATCGTTTACAGCGGTATAAAATTAGCCATTTTAAACTATATATAAAGTAATAGAAAATTTAGATGGCATACATAGGAACAGAACCTAATTTCCTAAATCAGAATAGGGAGGTTGATGATATAAGCGGTAGTTTTAACGGAAGTACTACAACTTTCAGCATACAAGTTTCTGGCCAAGATGTTAATCCAGAAAGTGTTAATAATATTTTAGTTTCTGTTGGTGGTGTATTACAAAATCCAGGAACGGATTATACAATTAATGCAGCCACTATAGTTTTTGCAACAGCTCCAGCTAGTGGATTAGATTTTTGGGGCTTGATATTAGGTGAATTAGTCAATATTGGATCTGTATCTGATGGAACAATAACAACATCAAAAATTCTTGATGATGCTGTGACGACATCAAAAATTATTGATGATGCTGTGACTGCTGCTAAATTAGCAGACACGTCAGTTACTGCTGGTAGTTATACAAATGCAAGTATTACAGTTGATGCACAGGGAAGACTCACAGCAGCCTCTTCTGGTGGTGCTTCAGGAATTTTTAATGTTGTTGAAGATACTACTCCGCAGCTAGGTGGTGATCTTGATTTACAAAGTAACAATATAACTGGAACTGGTAATATTAATACTACAGGTCAAATTGGTAGAGATAGCAACGACTATATAACTTTTACTGATAATACACAGATGGATGTGTATATAAATAGTAGTAACGAATTTAGATTTGAAGCTGATGGTGATTTTCATGCAGATGGAAACGTCACTGCCTATTCAACAACCATTTCAGATAGACTTTTAAAAACAGATATCAAAGTTATTACTGGTGCATTAGATAAAGTTTGTTCATTATCCGGATATACATTTAAATACAAACATGACGGAAAATTATCAGCAGGTATTATTGCACAAGAGTTAGAAACTGTTTTACCATCAGCAATAACTGAAAAAGAATTACCTTTTCAAGGTGAAGAGGGTCGAAAATATAAGATAGTTCAATACGACCAGTTGCATGGATTATTGATTGAAGCAATTAAAGATTTAAAAGTTGAAATGGAGGTATTAAAAAATGGCATTACAAAGTAGTGGTCAAATATCTTTAAATGATATCCATGTAGAACTAGGAGAATCTTCTGGAACAGAGGTTTCTTTAAATGATTCTGACGTTCTTGGTTTAATTTCATTTTCTTCTGGATCTGAAATTGAATTGGCTGATTTTTATGGTGCATCTTCAGGGCCTACTGACATGACCTCTCAAGGTACAATAAATAATTTAAATTACAGACAACAAGCAACAGCTTCAGATTTTATTTCATCAGGCGGAAAATTAAGAATACCATCTAACTTTTATTGTTACTCAAATAATATAAATACCCCAGCTTTAATTATTGATATACCTTGCGAAGTTACTGTTGATGGCGTAATTATGGGTCGTGGAGGCAGGGGTGGTTGTAGTGGAAGATATGGTGCAATAAGTGCTCCGCAATCTGGTGGTGATGCTGTAAGAATAAATAGTGGTGTTTCTGGTGTAACTATAATTATTAACTCAGGAGCTTATGTTTTTGGCGGTGGCGGTGGCGGTGGTGCTGGTGCTGGTTCTAGTGGTATGAATGGATCTGCTGGTTGTGCTGGCGGTGGCGGTGGTGCTGGCGGTGGTGAAGGTGGTTGGGGTCTATCTAACAATATTTCAGGTTTCTCTCCTCACCAGCCTGCCGTCGCTGGAGGAGCTATAGGTCTTAAGGGATCCGATCATTTCTCAGCATGGGGAGGAAATGGTGGGAGTGGTGGAGGAAGTGGTGGCGGATCTAATGGTGTTGATAATGGTGGTTGGTCATCAAATGTTAATGCTGGCCCTAGTGGTGGTGGTGGTGGAAGAATGGCTGCTAATACTGGTTTTACAGCATATGGAGGGAGTGGAACAAACTCTACAGGAGGTCGAGGTTATTTTTCAAGCACTGGACAAAATGCACAAGGTACTCATTTGTCAGGTGCTGGAGGAGGTGGTTTCGGACAAAATGGAGGTAATCAAACCTATCACAGTTATTCTGGTATACAAACTGGAGGTAGTGGTGGAAAAGCGATAAATGATAACGGACAAACGTATACTCTTACAAATAACGGTTATGTTCTTGGAGGTACTTAATGGCAATTTTATATACATATGCACTAAATCAATACAGTTCTGAAAGTGAAGCTCAAGACGCTGCAACAGCATTGTCTATCCGTATGCAAAATAATCCTACTGATTGGATGAGAGTAAAAGTTATAACTGGATCAAATGAAACAGGATGGCAAATTAGTCCAACATTATTAACAGATTTAGAAATATTAACACCAGATACAAACAAAACTTATGCTTGTTTTAGTCCACATACAGGAGAAAATGAAATGCCTGTAACAGCTTCAGAATTATCAGCTAAAGTTGCTGAGTACAGAAAATTTTATGGTCAATCAGTAGCTGCAAATACTATTTTTAAAACTGACGAGGGAGGTGATTACTCTGAAGAGAGTATAGATCCAATCGCAACTCCAACAATCACAGAAATTACTCCGACTACTGATATGTCGGGTTACGTTTAAACAACTATTTAAAAAACTTGCAGTGATGGTATCAATTTAGTAAAATTTAAATAAATACTAAAAAAATGCAGAAAATTTTTAATGCAATAGCTGTTGCTTCAGGAGTACTTTCTTTAACAGTTGTAGGTAGTGGTTTGTTTGTTTACATCAATAAAGATGCAATAATAAACACTATAAAAGAAAAAGCTATGGAATCAATTACAGGTAATCTAGGAGATTCTTTAGGAGACTCTCTTCCTATACCTGATGTTACTGGTCCAGTAGTACCTAAACTCCCTTTAACTAATTTCTAAAATTGTCTGATATTCCAGAAATTTCAATTAATACTGTAGTAATTCCTAAACTTGATAATTATTATTTTTCAACTGTACAATCATTACCGCAGAGTCCTCCAGTGACTTTACAGATTGGGAATCCAATCATAGATTTGCCGGGATGTGTGAAATTTAACGATTTAAACAAGAAATCAAAAAATTTAGTAGATGAGGATGAGAGAGGAAATGTAGTTTTATGTGATGCTGGATCTCCTACTTATGAAGCAATAGATTACCAGCCAGAAGAATTAATTTATGTTGAAGATGCTGTAGTTCCTAATGTACGAACTGCCCCAAGAAAAAAACAAGAACAAAAAGAAGAAGAAAAAAATAATGAAAGTGAACTAGGAACTCCTGATCCAAAATTAGATAACATACCGCAAAATAATGAGAAAGAATGTCCAGCTCCTAATCAACCGAGAGTTGGGGATTTAACACGTAGTGGAGATGAGATAGTTGTAGGTCATGAATTACAAGGAAATATTTGTGTAATTTTGTATGAACCAAGCTCTAGTCTTGAAAAATTACTTCCAAATACATCACAAGTAAGCACTACAGCTGCAATCGCAGTCGTAGCAACGGCTTCGGCAGCTGCAACACCCATCTTATTAAAATTAATAAAGCCATTAATAAAGCAACTTATAAAGAGAATTAAAGCTTTATTCGGAAAAAAAGATAGAGAAAAATTTAAAGGATTGAAAAGAAAAAAGAAACTTATTTCGGAATCGAATGACGATGATTAGGAACAA